GGCTCACTTCTTGGTTATGGTGCTCCGTGCCAGCGCAACGGGCTCACCGTAGTCATCGGGCAACTCTTGAACCCGGGGCGGAGCATCCAGCCGGATGGGCTCCGCCCCAGACAAGGGGTCGTGAAGGATGACACGAGTGTCCTCAGGCTCGAGGAAACCGGCCACGGCAGAACCGACTCCAGGGGGAATGATGCCATCAGAGACAATGGGCAACACGAAGTCGGCGAGGCGGCCAAGAAAGGAGGTCCAGTTCCCTCCCTCATTGTTTTTCTCGAGGTGCGCGGCAAAATGCGGCAGAAGTGTGGGCTCTTGCTCGGCGAGCGTGCGCGCCACATGAGCAGCACGAATGTCGCCTCGCGCGCCAACAGGCTGCGCGGGGTGCGGCATGTGCTCCATCATGGAGGCAGCGAGTCCGCTCGCATCGGCGGACGGCTGGTAAGTGCCAAAGGCGAAGATGTCATTCCTCACCTCCAAGACATAGGTTACTCGTACAGTCCCCACCGCCGTCGAAGGCTTCGCATTCTCTCCCATAATGGTAGCAATGAGAGTATTGACGAAACCGACGTTGGGGGCGGCGACTGCCGAGCCTTGCATGTTCATGGGCACCCAGTTCACCTCCGTCTCCCGCGTAGGAATGCGCACAACATAGGCGCGCACATCCTCCGTTAAAGGCACCTCGGAGACCTCGACTCCTTGCAATCCAAAGATGGTATCGAGATCTTTTCCGTTAAGTGACGGGGTGGTGGTGTTGGTTTGCTGGGCAACGTATGCAATGCCTGATCGATCGAATGCATTCTGGTCGCAGATGAACTCTACCTCCAGCGCAACCAACCGGCCCATGGCTCCCGCCTGCTCCCCATAAGCTCCTGAGCCTATGGTGACGCCCAGGGGGGGGTAAGCGGAGTAGCCTCCGAGAGGGGAACCGCCCCCCGGAATGGTGGCACCCAACACGTGGGTCTTCGGGGGCACGGTGGCCGGGTTGATTGCGGACACCAAGATCGGCTGCTCAGTCGCTCCTGTATGGTCAACAAAAGGCAACTTGCCAGTGGTAATGGCACGCACATACTCGTTGACGTCAGTGAAATCGTACTGGGGCGTGTACGAGTCCATAACCTCAAGCCCCCAGTTACCGGAGGCGTCGGACACAACACGAAACTTGCTGCGGAGGCGGAGGAACTGCGCATAATACGCGAACTTGGAGGGCACGCCGGTGAGGGGCGCGCCGGAGGGGTCTGCAAGCAGGTGCAGGTACCGAACGATGGCTTCAGCTTTTGTCGCGGGGTGCATCGCATAACACAACCGCGCCCACTGTCGATACGACGTAGGGGCGCGGCGGTCGAGCTCGCGGTCGAACTCGGACATGAGGGGGTCCTCCTCCTCAGTCCAGCGATTGTGGGCTCCCTTGAGACGAGCTTGCCTTGTTTTCTTTTGCGTTTTGGATCTAGCCATAACTAATTGTGAACCGGGGCGTGGCTCGCTCCCTTCCCGCTGCCACGCAGTTTCGATACAAACCCTCGAAACTATCCTCCCTTGG